ACCAGACATTAGGCGGCAGGTTCCAAGAACTTGTCTCCTTTACTATACCAACTTGCCCGACATTATCTATATTTATTAACGCCATTAAATATACCTAACGTGATACGGATCAGCCTCTGCATCAGGAGCCGTAGGCCATCCCCAATAGGTTTTATCGACGGTACGATTAACTGTTTCAGTCTCAGGGCCGATAGTCTCAACACCCAACTCGTCATAGGTGGACACCTTTCTCTCTTCCTGTACCTCATGGTTCTGGAAGTTCTTTACTGCCGCAACAGAAGCAAAGGCTTCTACACCAGACTCAAGGCTGTTGCCGTGAGCGCGAACCTCGTTACGGTAAGTCTTCCACTCATCACTCATCGCTATACCACCATCTGCCTCACGGATAACACGCCAATCAGAAGGTGCTAGAACTGAGCCGACATTGGCCCTGATCTTTGAGATAAGTTCTTTCTTCAAGTCAGCCACATCCTTCTCTGTAGTCTCGTAGGAGATCACCCACTCGCCGTCAGTGAAGGTATAGGACTCTGCGCCAGTGTTGTAGTAACGACTGTCAGGAGTCTCTACACGCGCAGGAGCAATGCCTATGGACAGTAGTTCTGGCTTAGTCCATGCCCTGAAGATGTTTGATGGGTGTTGGATGCCGTCAACCGTTAAGGCGCGAGGCGTTTTAATTGTTCCAAATGTTTCGCTATACCACATAATTACCTCGCGTTTGATGTCTTGAATGGTGATTCGGCAAAGGCTAAGTAGGTGTAAGTGTCGCCATTTGCGTTACTTTCATTAAAAGCCGCTTTTCTTACACACTTAAATCCGTTTGAAAGAAAGTCAAAAGTTCCCGGCCCATTAGTTGAGCCAGTGTTATTTCCTTCCGCAACATTACTATTTGGATAAGCCTCGTAAGTTATTGTGTTATATGGGTTTCTTTTGTTGTCAAAAATTGTCCACCATGCTGTTGAAGTTTGATTTTTAACTAGCAGGAATGCGGGTTTAAATCCGCAATAGACAAATGGCCCATCTTGACTTACGCCATTCCCGGTGTAACTACCTACTTTGCTGTAGCCTTCTACTGAATGGAAGCAGTAGGCAACAAAAGTAGAATCATCTTCGTTGGTTTCATCTGAATTGCCTAGTCGGAAAAAAGATGCGCTTGGAGTAGCACCGTTAAATGCTTCTGGATGATACACATCATCAGCACCTGTATTAAGCACCAGTTTCCATCCCCAAGTGGGAAGTGGAGTCGCCCCAACAACCCAAGCCTCTGCAGAAGTCCGATTTTTTAAAATAATTAATTCGGGACTCTGGCTCAGGCCGTGCCCAACATCAGTTGCGGCAGAGCCAGTTCCTGTCCAAGTTACGACTGAAAAACCAGCCGTAGTATTTGCGCTTACTGAACTTGTAATAGTGCCATCAGTGTTAGAGACTGCTGTGCCTCCTGCTTTCCAGTTCCATGAGGCGTAGTTTTTACTACTTTCGTTACAATTTATGTAAGAGGTTCCGCCAGTATCAACACCGACACTAAAGCCGTCAGTGCCAAAAGCATATAAATCTTCTGTTGCTCCTGCCGCTGTTCTAGCCTCAGTAGTTGCATTTGAAATTAACGAATTTCTAACACCACGAATAGTGTCAAATAAGCCGTGATTGACAGCGTCGGCTCTATTCTTGATCCAGACAAAATCAGGAGAAAACCCTGCTCCAGTTACACTTTGCGTTCCTCCATTACCCGCATACAACACCGTATTAAAATAATCTCCCGGTAAAGCAATAGCAGGGTCATCAAGGTTGTCAGTGTTTAACGCTTTGTATCCTGTAGGTGGCGAGTAATAGAAGTCTTCGCCATCACCGCCATTTCCTTGTGCTGTTTTGTTTCCAGCGAAACTGGAATCCTGACCAAAGTTCCATCGCTCTGGATCAGCCGCATAACCTACTCCAGAGAAAACAAATGAACTTGCAGACGCTACCCCACCAGAAAAAGATATTGATCCTTGCGCTGAATTATTGACGTAAAAATTAATAGCATTACCGTCTAAATCTATAGCGACTCCTACAATCTGACCAACGGTTGCTCCAGTGCCATAACTTGTAGCCGCTCCGTCAATGATTTTATTTCCGTTGTTGTTGTTAAGGAAAATAAAGTCAGCAGAAGTATTGTCCCAATATGATCCATAAGCAGACGCAGATTGATCCGCGCTTGACACTCCGCAAAAAGTATTTGTATCGCCAACAAGGTACTCTGCATACCACTTTCCACTTGTAACCGATATGGTAGATTGATAGACAGAATAGTTAGAACCGTCTGGCGTGATTACCAGATTACCTTCAGAATAAGCCGGTGAACCCGATGAGTTTATCAACGGATTCAGCGTAGCAAAATTATTTGTCGGACTTTCGCCCGTCATCACATCTGTAGCAACGAGATTCACAGCAGAGAAATCGTTTTTATTCCCAGAACTATCTGCGCCTAGTCCACCATCAAAGTCTGAGTGGATCAGGAGTTTAGTGTTTGCGTCTGCGGTAAATTCTGTGGTAGATGGGGTGAAGGCTCCTGTGTATCTGGCGCTGTTGGAGATTCGCAATTCATCAAGATAGCCATTCATAAAACTAGAAGTGCCACCAGTGTACCAACAGCCAACAACTAACCCATCTGCAACCAAACTTGTTCCGTCTGTAAACGATGCGTCTTCAGCGCCATTGAGCCATAGTTTTACCGTCGATCCACTTCTAACTGCCGCAATGTGATACCAAGTATCCGCGCTTAAAGTGGTTGCGCCTTGGGCAGTTGTTTCATCGCCTCTCGTAAAGAATCCTAACTTGCCTCCACTAGACATCCAAAACGCCCACCGATCATTATTGGTGTGGGTTACTTCAGTTCCAAATATTGTCTGTTCAGCAGAAGCGTTGTTAGTGCGGAACCATCCCTCAACCGTAAAGTCTCCTGAAAAATCCCAATCAGATGAATCAGCAAGAGATAAGTAATCACCAGTGCCATCAAACTTTATGGATGAACTGCCTATCTTTGCTTGAGCGCGGGAGTTGGCTACGTCACCGTTAGCGGTTATGGTGTGGTCATCATATACGTTAGTAAAAGTATGAACTTGGTAAGTGTTGCCGCCATCTACATAACTTGTTATGGTTCCACCAGTGGCTTTTGCTGTTGTAGAGATGTAACTTATGATTACTATGCCAGAGCCGCCAGAAGCACCATTAGCAGAATATCCACCGCCACCACCGCCACCTAGGCCGTTTGTACCTGATGTGCCAGCACCAGCACCACTCATATTTGAATCACCACCACCACCAGCGCCGCCAGCGCCACCCCAAGGAGAACCTGCCGCCGCGCCACCGCCGCCACCGGCGTATGTTACAGACGCTCCAGTAATTGAACTCGCTATACCATAACCACCATATCCACCTCTACCTCCGCTTCCTGCGGTATCGCCAAGTTGCCCAGCACCACCGCCACCGGATGAGCCGTTTGTGGCATTATTCCCGCCTCCAGCATAGCCTTGAACGCTTGTTGTTTCTCCTGAGATTGGGGTGATAGATATAGCGGCGGCGCCAGAGGTGGAGTGACTCCTACAAGAGCCACCACCCGACCCTCCAGTAGCGCCGGGTGCTAATCCTGACGTTGATCCAGAACCACCAACACCTCCACCATTTGAAGTTATAGTATCAAATGTTGAATTACCGCCTGACTGCGGTGACGATGAATCCCATGCGCCGCCAGCGCCAACTGTAATAGTATACGATTGAGCAGAAACGCTATGACTTGCGCCTGTTCTGAAACCTCCAGCACCTCCTCCTCCACCAGTATCTTTACCTGACGCACCACCGCCACCAACTACTAACCAATTAACGGTTAAACTTTCGGAAGGAACAAAAGTCTCACCAGAATAAGTATCGTTAGTAAAACTATTCGCTAGTTCCGTGGCTGAGTATTTCTGGTAGAACCCGTTAGTTCCATAGGTCATTCCTGTTACTTCTATAGGAACCCATTGGTTAGTGGCTGAATTAGTTTCACCAAAGGATTCTGGGCCAAGACTTTGCCCATCAATGCTATAAAATTCTGCAAAATATCCAGCACCATCGCCATTGGATGATCCACCCTTCCCTATCCGATGGGTGTTTGTGTCATTAAAATAACCTTCGTGATTTTGAGATGGATATGTGGGGCTTCCGTTGTACTCAACCTCAACACCATTTACATAAATTTTTATCCTATTAGAGTCGGTTGCTTGAGTTGTATCGTAACGAATAACAAAGTGATACCAAGCCGAAGGATCACGAAAAAGATTGGCTGTCTGCCTAAGAAGGTTGTAACTTGACCCGGTATATTCTTCAATAGAAATTCCGCTAGTCCCGGTAGGATCAATACTTACAATAAATCCCGGCCACGGATTTCCTACAGTCGCATTAGTAGAAACTCCAAATAATTGTCTAGAAGAGGCAAGGTTGTCTACTTTGTGCCAAAAACTTACAGTCCATGTCCTTCTGTTTCCGGCAGACGAGTACGCTCTTGATAAATAATGCTCGTCAGGCTCAAACCGCAACGACTGGTCTATGTCATAGCCAGTCGCCTGACCCGATGAGCCAGCAAGTATGTTATTAAAAATGGGCATTAAGAATAATTCAGAGTAGCCACTGCCTGGATGTTAGAAGCGTCAAGAATGACGTAATCAATCCTGTCAACAGCCGACGCTGTGGTAGTTAGTGTTGGTGCAGTACCTCCTGCAAAGTCCCAATCACTTCCCCAACTGGCTGTCCTTGATCCTGTACCATCCTGAGTCAGAAAGATAGAACCACACTGACCAGCGGTATCATTAGAAGGATTAGCAAAGGTAATGTTATGCGCCATAGTGCATGAGAAGTTATTGGAGTTAGCCATGTCAATCGTGACTGTGGTTGCTGATGTAAGCGCTGTAATCTCTCCACGCTGTCCTGCTGTCCATGTGTTAGCAGTACCGACTGCGGCTTTAGCGTCTATCTGAGTCTGAGCATTAGAACTTAGAGAGTTAATGTACTGGAATTCTGCGTTAGATACAGAGCCATCTGCAAGTTTGGCGGCATCTATTCCGGTTGCTACCATAGAGTTTTCTACAGCAGTGCTGGCAATAGTTACTGCACCTGTGTTAGCCATCGTCACATCACCGCTAAGAGCGGCGGCAGTGAATCCAGTACCGTCACCTATAAGGATTTGTGTATCTGCTACAGCCTTGTCAGATGGATCACCGCTTGAGTTAGCGTCCCTAACCTTAACAGTGTTTGCGGCCATGTGAGCCAGTTTAGCGTTGGTAATTGACTCATCTGCCGCAGAAACAGCGGCCCACGCTACACCATTAGTAGCGCTGGAGTCGGCTGTTAGTACAAGATCATTAGAGCCTACAGGAAGTCTTGTCTCAGAGTCTACCGTGTTGTAGACAAGGAGGTCACCCTTGGTAGTGAGTTTATCCGTACCTACAATTGACACCATCTGCCACTCATTAGATGTGGTAGAGTATTTCATGTACTGATCGTTAGTGGGAGCGGTAGAAGTTACTGATTTTCCTTGAATCTTCGTTACAGTAACAGCACCGGCATTAGTCATAGTAGCGTCGCCGGATATAGCCGCCGCTGTAAACCCGGTTCCATCACCAATTAATATCTGAGTGTCTGCAACAGTCTTGTCTGACGGTACTCCGCTAGAGTTTGCATCTCGTACCTTAACTGTATTAGCGGCCATGTTAGCCAACTCAGCATTAGCAACGCCTTCATCTTTAATCGTTACCGCACCAGAGGATACAGTAAAGTTATCAGTAGAGAATGAGGCTACACCTTTGTTTGACGATGTGGCTTCTTCTGCCGCGATTGTAAGCGTCGTGCCTGTCGCTGAAGTATCAATACCTTCGCCGCCAGTAACAGTAAGACTTTCTGAATCAAGATCAACGTCGATAGTACCGCTGTCAGAGATAAGGTCCAAGTCCTGCGCTGTAACTTGTGAATCAACATACGCCTTGATCGACTGTTGAGTAGCAAGTTTAACAGCAGAATCAGAGGACATATCATCTTCATCTTTGATTCCTGTTACAGTGGCTCCATCTCCAGCCACATTAAGAGTGCTGAACTTACCAGTAGACGCTGAAGTCGCTCCAATCGTAGCGCCATCAATAGTTCCTGCATTAATGTCTACACTGTTGCTTGTCTCTGGATCAACCGCAAGAGTAATCCAAGCATCATTGGCTTGGTTTCTGATCTTAAGTACATTGTTTGAAGTGTCTAGCCAGACCAATCCTGTTGATTGCGCGGCGTTTCCGCTAACAGTAGGCGCTGAAGACTTAGTAATAATAACCTGAACAGCCTGATCCGGTCCCGCATCATTTGTACCTGCTGGAAAAGTTTTCTTTAATACGTTTTTAAGCAAACGTAAATGGTCATCGCCTTCACTTACGTTATCACTTGATAGCGGATTTGCGCTATTTAAATTTGTAATATAATTTCCAGATTCAATACCCATAATTTATATCCTAATAATATCCAGAGGTGTTCATCACCCTTAATTCAGAACCGGAGTGTCGATCTTTATCATCCTGTTCCTGTAAGTCAGCAATAGCCTGTCTCAATCCTCGCTCCCATATTGGGATACGTTGATCGTTCATAAGGAATGGCTCTGCCTGTAGTAGAGTTCCATACAAATAAACATCAGGCGCGTTAAGTATAATCCAGTTAGTTGTAGTTGTGTCACTAAGACTGTCAAACTTCTTATAATAAGTCATTACATAATCATAAGCCGCATCTGGAGTAGGACCAAAATATATCTGATCTCCAATTATACTGTATGCGCTAGGCTTTCCAGAGGAACTACCAGCCCAGATTCTATACAGCATCTCTGGAGTCATATACTGTACGGAAGTAATAGGGCTTGTATCTAGGTGAATCTCTCTCATCTGGACATATCCAGTAGGTAGATCGTAAGCCTTTGTTCCTCCGACAGTAGCCGTAGTTACAATAGTCTCCATAGGTCTAATACGCAACACCCTATTAAATACCGCTTCATTAAGTGCAATGAATTCAGGTATCCTGTCAGAC